GGCATATACGCTGGCGACTACTGGGAAAATAGAGATAATGGACCCGATGCGGTTTTAAACGCCATGAGGAAGACAACGCAAAAGATGATCGATATTTTCGGAGATAGGTGGTATGGGGAACTGCAGTGGAACAGCGTACCGGAACAACACGAACTGAATCAGAATATTATTCAGATGCATCATGAGTTTGGAATTGATTTAATTTCCACTGCAGACTCACATTACTACAATGCTAGTGTCTGGAAAGACCGCGAACTTTACAAGAGGCTTGGCTGGTTAGGAAGAGGAAAACCAGATTACATGTCAGATGAATTGCCTAACTCTATAGAAGAGATCGGATACGAACTATATCCAAAGAACGGCGACCAGATGTGGGAATCATACAATAAGTATGCTAGCGGAGCTAATCGCGATTATGATGATGACTTGATTCGGGCCTCGATTGCAAGAACACACTATATCGCTCACGAGCGTATTGAGAGATTCTTACCTGATAATACTGTCCGCCTACCAGATTTTGTGGTACCCGAAGGCTCTACTGCTGGACAAACTCTTTCCGCGCTGTGTGTTGAAGGTCTTCGGTCTTTGAAGTTACATAATAGTCCTGAGTACGTCGACAGGCTTGAGCGGGAAGTGTCAGTAATCGACGTCCGCGGCTTCGCGAAGTACTTTCTCACTATGAAGGCTATTGCAGATGTGGCCGTACAGCGTCAAATGGTTGGCGCAGGCAGAGGCTCAGCAGCAGGCTCCTTGGTTGCTTATGTTCTAGGCATTACTCAGATAGATCCAATCAAATATGGGCTTCAGTTTGAAAGGTTTTTAACTAAGGGGGGCACTGGTTATCCAGATATTGATTACGATGTATCTGACCCCATGGTTCTTAAAGAGGAAATGATTGAAGCGTGGGGAGACAACTCCGTAGTACCGATCACTAACTGGAACACACTACAGCTTCGGTCTCTAATAAAGGACATCTCAAAATTTTATGGAGTGGAATTTTCCGAAGTTAACGATGTTACTAGTAAGATGGCCTATGAAGCAACTCCACTAGCTAAGGCCAAGCGCGGGATTACAGCTGGTGTCTACGCGCCAACGTTTGAAGAAATGATGGAGTTTTCCGAAACACTTCAGAAATTTCTTGTGAAATATCCACAGATTAAAACTCATGTCGAAAAACTCTATGGCCAAACCCGATCGGCATCCCGCCATGCCGGTGGTGTGGTAGTGGGAGAGGATTTAGATAAGTGGATGCCTTTGATTAACTCAGGCGGCGTTCGCCAAACCCCATGGTCCGAGGGGATGAATGTAAGGCACTTGGAGCCCATGGGTTTCATAAAGTTTGATATTTTAGGCCTCGCTTCACTTCGTATGCTCGAAGGAGCGATTGAGCGCATCCTCCGTCGTCATAAAGGGGTGGAAAACCCAACATTTGAGGACATTAGAGATTTCTACGATAAAAATTTACACCCAGAAGCCATAAATCTGGAAGACGAAGCAGTTTGGAAGAATGTTTTTCACAAGGGCAAGTGGGCTGGCATTTTTCAGTTTACGGAAGCTGGTGCACAATCATTTTGCAAGAATGCAAAGCCAGATAATATCATAGACTTGTCTGCCATTACCTCTATTTATCGACCTGGCCCACTATCGGCCAACGTTGACAAGAAGTTTGTCCATGCGAAGAATAATCCTGAAGAAGTTGAATATCTGAATGATACTGTTCGCGCGATAACTGAAGAGACTTATGGTTTTCTCATATTTCAAGAGCAGATTGCCATGTTAGCTCACAAGTTAGGCAAAGATCTGTCTCTTGACGAGGGCAACAAACTTAGAAAATTGTTAACCAAAAAAGGCACTGGCGAAGTTCAAGAGCAAAAAGATAAAATATGGCTTAAGTTTTGTGAGGGGTGCGAGGAGAAGGGCGTGCCAAAGTGGCAAGCGAAAGAGCTTTGGGAAACCTTTGAATACTTTTCAGGTTACGGCTTTAATAAGTCACATGCGGTATCCTATTGTGTGCTTTCTTACCAATGCGCCTGGTTGTTAAACTATTACCCATCCGAGTGGTTGGCAGCGTTTCTTGACAAAGAGCCGGAAACCCGAAAGGAAAGGGCAATTTCCACAGCCAAATCTCTCGGCTATGATGTAGAACCTTTAAACGTTAATACTTCCGGTACAGTGTGGGACATTAGTGATGATGGGAAAACACTGATTCAACCTTTAACCTCGATTAAGGGCCTCGGCGCCGTAGCCATCCAGCAAATTATTCAAAATAGACCTTTCAACACTGTTGAGGAGTTCTTGTTCCATCCCGACGTTAAATATTCTAAACTGAATAAGAAGGCCCTTGACGCTCTTTGCCGCGGCCAGGCGCTCAATGATTTGGTTGACGAACGGTTCACTGGGCTTAGGCATTTTTGGTCCGCATGCGTCGTAGACCGACCAAGAAAAGAGAAGAACTTAACGGAGAACATAGAGAAGTACGCTCCAGAAGGAGATTTCACAGAAGAAGAAAAGCTAGAGTACATGGTGAATTTAACCGGCGTGTTCCCGATCAATGCTGTGGTTACGCCCAGAGTGCGCCAGAAACTAGATGAGCTTTATATTCCGCCAATCTCTGAGTTCGACCCGGAGCTTGGTGTGACTTGGTTCATTCCAAGAGAATGCAAATTGAAGAAGACAAAGAACGGCAAGAATTTTTATGTCGTCAAGGTCATTGATGACAACAACGAAACGAATACAATAAGATGTTGGGGAGTGGATCCAAAGAGAGATTCGGTCCATATTAACCGTCCGTATATGGCTCGGTTGAACTATAACCAGCAGTGGGGATTTTCCACATATAGTGTAAGAAAGATGTTCAAATTATTAGCATAGGAGGTATTATGTCTGAACAGAGCGTGAGAGTGTTTAAAGTAAGAGAAACAGCCAAGGTCCCAACCAGGGCCCATTCTGGTGATGCGGGCATGGATTTCTATTTCGCCCCGGAGGTTTATAAACCAGTGATTATCCAGCCCGGTAATTCCGCCATTTTGCAAACGGGTGTAAAAGTTGAGGTCCCCCGCAACCATATGTTGCAGATTATGAACAAGTCGGGTATCGCATCAAAGAAATCACTTTTGACCGGGGCGTGTGTGGTTGATCACGGATACAGTGGAGAGATATTCATTAATCTGCACAATGTTGGGAGAGAGACACAAATGATTGAACCTGGCCAGAAGTTAGCACAAGGAGTGTTTATACAAATATCTTCTCCGGGGCTGGAAGTGATTGGGTTTGACGATATTTATGGCGAGACAACCTCCCGAGGTTCCGGCGCCCTAGGTTCAACAGGGGAATGATATGGGATTCGCGAGAAAAATCAGAAGAAGGCAGCAGCGAAAGTTTATGAAGGATTTTAAGAAAACCATGAAAGACTTTAAGAAACTAGTTGTTTGTAGTCATTGTGGTCATGCGCCAATTGAAGGAGAGAAGATCGACGACTGGCACATCGATAAAGGTTCAAAAGGTATTGACTTAATTTGCACAGACTGTTATATTGGAGAAGAGGCAGTGGTTGATGAGTGAATTTGAGTTGGCATTATCTTTTGATGATGTTTTGATGGTACCAAAGAAAAGCGACATAGTTTCCAGGAGCGAAGTTGATCTCACATCAAAGATCAGCAACATCGATTTCCGATTACCAATAATTTCTTCTCCGATGGATACGGTAACCGAAACCCAAATGGCTTCCACGATGGCAGACCATGGAGGCCTAGGCATCATACACAGATACAATACTATAGAAGAGCAGTGTTCTCTTATTAAGGGAGCCGGATTTAGAACAGTCGCAGCAGCAATCGGCGTATCAGGGGACTTTGAAGAAAGAGCCTGCGCACTCTACGACGCTGGAGCGACTGTTATATGTATAGACGTTGCTCATGGTCATCACACTCTCACTAAGGAGGCTTTGGAAAAAGTACGCTCTATTTTTGGAGTGGCCATTCAAATCATTGCAGGAAACGTGGCTACCTTGGAAGCGTTCAATGACCTGGCTGACTGGGGCGCGGACGCAATCCGCGTTGGCATCGGTGGAGGCTCTATTTGCTCGACCAGAATCATGACAGGCCATGGAGTTCCTACTTTTCAGTCTATTCTTGACTGCTCCCGCTCAGACAGGGATGCTACAATTATTGCAGACGGCGGTATCAAAACTGCTGGAGATATCGTAAAATCACTGGCCGCCGGTGCAGATTTTGTGATGCTGGGCTCCATGCTGGCCGGCACTGAAGAATCCCCGGGTGACGTCTTGAAAGACAACACCGGCAACAAGTTTAAGGTTTATCGAGGAATGGCGTCTAGAGAGGCGCAGGTGGCCTGGAGGGGAGCAGCGCGGTCTTTGGAGGGGGTGTCAACCACGGTACCATTTAAAGGTCCTGTTAGTACTATCTTGGAAAGCTTATCGCAGAATGTTCGGTCTGGTTTATCTTATTCTGGAACCAGGACTATTAGAGAAATCCAAACGTCGGTAAAGTTTATCAGACAAAGCTCTGCAGGTTTAGCAGAAAGTTATACACACATTTTGAATAGATGAGAGACCCAAACAAAAATACTACATTTGTTTTTTATTGTTATGAGCATGAATCTGTCGATTTAAAGATAAGGTTGCGTTATGACGGCTTAAAGCAGAGTGAATTTTTTAGGAGCCTCTTGTTAAAATACATTAATAAAGATCCTGTCATGCTGAAAATTGTGCACGACATAAAAACAGAACAAAATATAATGGGGAAAAAGAAAATGAAAAAAACACAAGAAGATTATGAAAAGTCAGATGATTTGTTAGAGCAGCTGGGAATTTCGGAATCAGATAAAAATGACATATATGATATTATTGCTGGGAGTGTAGAAGATTATGATTGATACTCTTCCCGGTTGCTCCAAAGAATGTTTAAGTGAGGGCAAACAATGTAAAAAAACTAGTTGTAGAATGTGGATAGATTATGAAGAAGACAAAAACTGTTCTTTGATTTCCGTATATCTAAATGGTAACATGACTCTGGATGAAATATCCAAGAGATTGAAGATTTCTATCGTTAGGGTTTCACAAATTGAGAAAGCTGCTTTGAAGAAGCTCTCGAAGAGAATAAAAATATGACTTTTCTTGGGTAAAGTTACTATTTATAACTGTATTATTGAATAATCACTATCCCAAAGGAGATTTATACAAATGAGTGATGATAAAAAACTACTTTCAGAGAACACCGTTCGTCGATTCATGACTCTGGCAAATGTCGGAGCCCTTTCCAGTAATTTCGTCAATGAAAAGTTCGCGAAAGAAGAGGTTAATGAAGAGGAAGAAGAGGTTAACGAAGAAAAAGAAGAGGTTAACGAAGAAGAAGAAGAGGTCGCCACCGAGGGCCTAGACGCGGCTTACGCTCGCGATGACGAGGAACTTCCTCCGGATGTGGCACCAGAAGAAGACGTAGAGATGGATATGGATATGGGTGAATTGGACCCCGAAGC